ATGCAGTTATGGACGGTAATTATAAGTATCAGTATGACCGATATAATTCAAAATATAGATATGTTCCATTCAATGGTGATATCGCAGGATTGTGTGCGGCTTCCGATAATCTTAATCCTTTTATTTCGCCTGCTAGTTTTAACAGAGGTAATTTGAAAAATGTTGATAACTTAGCATATGAAACAAGTCGTGCTGATAGAGATGACCTTTACATCAATGGTCTGAATCCTATTATCACACCTTCAGGAGGCGGTAAGGTACTATTAGGCGATAAAACTTTGCTAACTAAACCATCATCTTTTGATAGAATTAATGTAAGAAGACTTTTCATTATTCTTGAAAAAGCAATCGCAAATGCCGCTCAATTTTCATTGTTCGAATTCAATGACGATGTAACAAGAGCAAATTTTGTGGCACAGGTTACTCCTTTTCTAAGAGATGTACAGGCCGCAAGAGGTATTACTGATTTTAGAGTTGTATGTGATGAAACAAACAATCCTCCATCAGTAATTGATAGAAATGAATTTAAAGGAGATATTTTTATCAAACCAAATAGGTCCATTAACTTTATTAGTCTAAATTTTGTTGCGGTTTCAACAGGTGTAGAATTTAATGAAGTAATTAATGCGGTTTAATTCATAAATATTAAAAACGGGAAAAGACGATAGCAACCGAAGGGTGCACTTTTAAAAAAGACTTTCCCGTTTTTTTCTTTTTAATAGCTATCGGCCCATAAGGGTTAAAGGAGTAAAATGGCTTTTAATGTTGCTAGCTTTAGACAAAAAATGGCAAATGACGGTGCAAGACCTAATCTTTTTACCGTTGGAATACCTAATCTCACTGGTTTTTGGGAAGGTGCTACAGACTTTCAATTTTTCTGTAGAGCATCACAATTACCTGGAATGACATTAGGTGCCGTGCCTGTAAATTATTTTGGCAGACAGGTTAAATTAGCAGGAAATAAAACATATGCTGATTGGACCGTTACAGTTATAAATGATGAAAATTTTGCACATCGTTCTCAATTTGAACAATGGATGAATTCTATCAATGGGGCCTCGGACAACGTAAGATTCGGTTCGGGTAGCGCAATATCTTATACGGTTAATCCTGTAACCGTCACACAACTTTCTAAATTAGGAGAGGATACTAAAGCGAGAAAATATATGCTTCATTATGTCTTTCCTACAGACATATCTCCAATCACTTTGGATTGGGGCGATAATGACACAATTGAAGAGTATACCGTTACCTTTTCTTTTGATTATTTCACGACAGAAATTGGTGATGTTACTGGTGGTGTTGGTGGTCCTACTACCACTTTCATTCCGGACAGTGCAGGAACAACATAATTATTTTTAACTTTCTGATTCTGTGAGTGAATAAATATAAAAGTATTGTATTGTTCACTCACATTCAGGAAGAGACATGCCTATTGAATTATTCGGTTTCACAATTGGAAAAAAAGAAGAAAATAAAGATGTAAAAATCACAACATTTGCACAAGCAGATGATGATAATGATGTCTTATCTGTATCCGGAGGTGGAGTACATGGTGTTTATTTAGACACAGAAGGTGCCATCAAAGGAGACAATGAATTAATTAATCGTTACAGAGATATGGCGTTACAGGCAGAGGTCGAAAATGCCATTGACGATATTGTAAATGAAGCAATTGTAACTTCTAAAGACAAACCAGTTGTTCATATCAAATTAGACAATCTAAACATTTCAGAAAATATAAAAGAAAAAGTTAGAGCAGAGTTTAAAACTGTATCTAAACTCTTAGATTTTCAAAATATTGGACATGATTTGTTCAGAAGATGGTATATCGATGGCCGATTATATTATCATGTAATACTTAATGAAAAAAATCCTAAAAATGGAATTTATGAACTTAGAGTACTAGACCCAAGAAAAATCAAAAAAGTTAGAGAGACTAAAAAAGAAAAATTACCAAACGGTCAGGTGAAAAAAGTATATGAAGAATACTATGTGTATAATGAAAAAGGTTTATATCAACAACAGGGTTATGCTTACGGTACAACATTCACAAATGCGGCTTCTGGATTAAAAATTTCTCCAGACACAATAGTTTACTGTCATTCAGGATTAATGAATGGTAAACGTTCCTCAGTTTTATCCTACCTACACAAAGCAATTAAACCTCTTAATCAGTTAAGAATGTTAGAAGATGCTCTTGTAATTTATAGAATATCAAGGGCTCCTGAGAGAAGAATTTTTTATGTTGATGTTGGTAATCTTCCTAAATTAAAAGCAGAACAATACATGAGAGATTTGATGTCTCGTTACAAGAACAAATTAGTATATGATGCAAATTCAGGTGAAATTAGAGATGATAGAAAACACATGTCCATGTTAGAAGATTATTGGATGCCTAGAGCCGAAGGCGGAAGAGGTACCGAAATCTCGACTTTACCTGGTGGACAAAATTTAGGCGATATAGAAGATGTTCTGTATTTTCAGAAAAAACTCTATAAATCTCTGGGTGTTCCTATATCTAGATTAGAGTCAGAGGCTTCATATACCATTGGTAGAGCAACGGAAATTTCTAGAGATGAAGTAAAGTTCACGAGATTTGTTAATAAATTACAAAATCGTTTTACATTTTTATTTGATGAATTGTTGGAAAGACAACTTTCTCTCAAAGGCATCATGACCAGAGAAGATTGGAAATTAATTAAAAATGAAGTTTATTATGATTTTGAAAATGATAGTCATTTTACTGAACTAAAACGAAATGAATTGATGCAGGACAGAATGAATCTTATGAGAGAACTTGAACAATACATCGGTAAATATTATTCTCATGATTATGTAAGAAGAAATATTCTCATGCAAAATGATGACGAAATTATTTCTAATGATGAGCAAATATGTAAAGAATTGGATGATTCAAGATATGGAGGTGGTGGTATGCAGTTTAATTCTAATGTTATAGAACCTGAACCTGATAAAGAATTAATGTTAGAAGATACTCTTGATAAAAAATTTGAAGAAAAATTTGAGTTAAAAAAAGAAGAGAAAAAATTAAAGGAAACAATTAGCGATATTTTATCGACAATACATAAAGACGATTGATATGATTATTTGATAATTTTTTATAGTACTATAGATGAGCCAAGACGAAGAAAATAAATCTTTAGAGCTAGAGCAAGTATTAGCCGCATCCCTTGCATACACTCAAAAAGAATTTAAAAGAGCAAAAAAAGAACTCATTGAAGAGTTTCGAGAAGTTTTAGACCCGGAAACGGGTGAAAAAATAAAAGTTCTCGAAATTAAGGGTGAGGTAGGTCCTCGTGGCGAAAGAGGAGATACTGGCGAAAAAGGTGAACCTGGTCAGAAGGGTGACCAAGGTGAACCTGGTCGTATAGGACCTCAAGGTATACAGGGACCTGAAGGACCACAAGGAGAAGTTGGTCCCGAAGGGCCAAAAGGTGAAAAAGGTGAAAAAGGTGATGATGCTGAAGTAACACGGCTTGAAATAGAAGTCGAAAATATTAAAAAAGTTGTAAAAGATATTGGCTCTCAGGCCGCTTCAACAGCCCAAAAAGTTAGTCAAACTGGATGGGGTGAATATCATGGAGGCGGTGGGGGAGGAGTATCTACTGGTGAAAATTTAGATGTTAATTCAGACACAGTACAAGTTTTTTCAGATACTTCAAGATTTACTTCAAAAGGCGATACTAGTGTACTAAAATTTAAATCCGTCAAATCTGGTGGCGGTCTTTTACTGGCACAAAACACATCCACAGTAATCGTATCTTTAGACCCATCAATTCTTTCTGTTGATGATGATAATAGTGTAAGAATTTCAAATTCATTAACAGTTGAAGCCACACAATCAATAAAAATTGGTGACGGAACACAAAATGCAGTATTGGGTTTTGCTGATACTACAACGACCGATTTTTCTATCAGAAATAGACAAGGCGAAAAAGTATTTTCAGTCCTAGAACTGAAAGAAGTTACAGATACAACTCTTGGAATATCAGGAGAGG